CAACTACTTGCCAAAAACGTGGCGGTCACTGGCGGACGACCAACGGTAGCGGTGTACGGTGGCGCCGAGTACGCCGCCTATGATCTAACTATAGATTTGAAAGCGAGCACAACAGCATGACCAAATACATCGTAGTTAGCCCTCGAGTGGGAACACCGGGCGCCGAATTTGACGCGGACATAGCAGTAATGCGCGGCGCCAACATTGAGGCGCTACTTGCTGGCGGTTTTATTACAGTATCCACACCTAAGCCCGTAAAAAATGCTAAAAAAGACATAGACACAAACGAGGAGTAACTTAAATGGCCACAACAACTTATCTCAGCAATCCAGACGTTCTAATCGCCACAATTTCTTTACGCGATCAGTGCACGTCAGCAACGCTTACACAAACCGTAGAGGCGCTTGAGTCCACCGCGTTTGGCGACGTTGCTCGTTTTATGTCACCGGGTCTACAAAACAACGAACTAACACTTACTCTTTACATGAGCTATGCCGCTAGCGAGACTTACGCCAGCCTAAAAGATTTGGTTGGCACCCAATGCAACGTTTTGGTTTCGCCACAAGCACCGACAACGCCAAACACTTATTCGGCAACTAACCCGGGCTTTATTTTGACAGGCACCTACCTAGAATCATTGCCAGTCATTAACGCAACCATGGGCGAATTGTCAACCATTGACATTACGTTTACTGGCGGCGCGTACACCGTAGACGTATCCTAATAACGGTCCACTTACGGCCCGACACGAAAGAGGCTAGTTATGCAGCTCACGCTTAAAGTTGAATTACCAGACAACACTTACACCGTTACAACCAACCTCTACGTTGTCGTAGCGTGGGAAAGAAAATTTAAACGCAAAGCGTCCGACATGGCCAACGGTATTGGCATAGAGGACCTAGCCTATTTAGCGTTTGAAGCGTCTAAATTAAACAAGATCGTTGTGCCGGCAGAGTTTGACAACTTCATTAAACAACTGGTCAACATTGAGGTAGTCGAGCAAGAGCAACCAAGTTTTACCGAAGCGGCACCTACAGACGCCAGCTAGCCGAGGTGCTAGTAGCTGTCGGTTGGTGGCCGCCTAACATACCGTTTGACCTACAAGACTTGCAAACCGTGGCTAAAGTGTTGACAGAGGCACACAAAAAAAGGTAGCGACGCCATGAAAGTAAACGCATCAGTAGACGTATACGGGGTGCAGGCAGCGCTTAAAGAATTGAACGACATAGACCGCAAAATTAGGCGGCAAGTAACTAAAGACATAACTTCCGTTGGCTCTAAAATTGTTACCGAGGCTCGGTCAATGGTTGCCAGCTATCCAAACAGTAAAGGCAACGGTGCCCCGCTTTCGGGCATGGTGCGCGGCTCGCTAATTCGTGGCCGTGAGGCGGGTTGGAATACAAGCGAGGTGCAAAAAGGGTTTGTTGTAAAGGTGGGTGTACGTGGAACCCGTGAGCGTTACGTAGATTTTAACCAAGGCGGCTACACCCGGCAAGTTGTCTACGGTGCCAAACCGTACCGTTTAATGGTCATACAACAAAAGAGCTTTGCAGGCGCTATTTATGACCACGCTGGCGCTGGCATTAGCGGACTACGTAACAGCAATTTTATCGCAAGCCTAAATAAAGAAGAGGGCGAAGCGCCTCGAGTAATCGACAAGGCCGTAGAAAACAACAGACCAGCAGTAACCGCCGAGCTACTAAGCATTGTGGATAAAGTTATGAAACAAACAAACCGCAACATGGTGGTAACACGTGGCAATTAACATACCGATTTTAACAAGTTTTAGCGGCAAGGGTGTTGCCGACGCTCAACGCGAATTTAAAAGCTTGACTAGTACAACCGAAAAGGCTGGCTTTATTTTGCAGCGCGCTTTGCTACCAGCTGCCGCCGCTATTGGAACGATTACGCAAGTTATTGCCCCGGCTATTAGGGCAGCCTCGGATTTTGAGGAAGCTACATCTAAGGTAAATATCATTTTTGGCAAGGCGTCTAAGAGTGTTAAAGATTTTGCCGATACTGCCGCTACTAGCTTGGGCCAATCAAAACAATCTGTTTTAGACGCTGCCGGTGCTTTTGGCACGTTTGGTAAAGCTGCTGGACTAGCTGGCGACGACCTAGCACTGTTTACTACCGATTTTGTAACGCTGGCAACTGACCTAGCGTCGTTTAACAACACAACGCCCGAGGAAGCCGTACAGGCCATAGGAGCGGCCCTACGAGGCGAAAGCGAGCCTCTACGCCGTTTTGGTGTATTGCTTAACGACGCGACGTTACGAGCCGAGGCAATGACACTTGGCATTTACGACGGCAGCGGTGCGTTAACAGCACAACAAAAGATTTTGGCGGCACAATCCGCTATCTATAAACAGACAGGCGACGCGCAAGGCGACTTTGCTCGAACCGCCGACGGACTAGCAAACAGCCAACGCACACTTTCTGCAATTTTTGCAAACTTCCAAATACAACTAGGACAAAAACTATTACCAGCAACCACCGAATTTGCTAACGGTTTAATTGACATTGCTAACGCAATGAAAAAAATCCCACAACCTACCGAACAAGCCACCGACAAAATTAACTTTTTTACTAAAATCCTGCAAAGCGCCACAAACCCAATTGCAGGTTTTATAAACGGTTTACGATTAATTGGATCTGGTTACTTTGATGCCGAAAAACAAACAGGCGCTTACAACCAAGCGTTAGGCATTTCATCGCAACAGCAAATGCGCGCCGGCGATGCTGCCGCCGAGTTTAATAAAAAGTTTGATGAAACCGAGAAAAAAGTAGGCGGTGCTAAAAAAGAAGTAGAAAGTTTTGCTACCGCATTAAAAGAAAAATTAGGCGAAGCTGTAGACACCGCTAAGGATAAATTGGCGGAAGCACAAGGCGAATTTAACGATTTTGCGACAAAAGTAAGCGACGCCGTAAAAGGCGCTTTAGATTTTAACGCCGCGCTTGAAGCTGGCGACTACGGCTTTAAAGGTTTTTTAGAGGCTTTACGAGACCAAGTAAAAGGCGTAGAGGTGTACGGCACCAACCTTGGCAAAGCTTTAGAAATGGGGTTGTCACAAGACGCCTTGGGCTACGTACTGGACGCTGGCAACGTCGCAGGAGCCGAGATAGCCCTTGAGCTTGTCAAAGGCGGCCAGACAGTTATAGACGAAACCAACGCGCTTGTAGAGGCCGCACAACGAGCAGCCGACAAAGTAGGCATTGAAGCCGCCAACAAGTGGTACAAGACAGGCGTTGATCAAGCTCAATTTATTGTAGACGGACTCGAGGCAGAGCTAACAAAATTAACGCCAAAACTTATGGCCAAAATGGACGAAATAGCCTCAAAACTTAAACGGTCCGTAAACATTGACGTAATAGTTACCGAGCGCGTAAACAGAATTGTTAGCACCATTAGCAGCGGTATACCTAAAATGGCAAACGGCGGCATAGTCACCGGACCAACCTTGGC